ATAAATGTCAGAAGTACCAGATTTACCATTTTACTATGATCAATATTGGAAAGGTCATTACTGGTCTGAAACCGCTGTAGAAGAAATTACAATGAGGCTATTAGAAAGATACAATGTCTGAACTATATGCACTATACAACGTTAGAGCAAACAAATTTATAATAACAGATCGTAGCTACGAGATACTAAAACAGATACAGTTTTTGTTTAGTCATCGTATACTGTTTTACGCTGTGCGTATTAGCGACGTTAAAAATTATAGAGATGGTCTATTAGGCAAAGGTAGATATAAAAAACTAGGATTTGCAGATGCTAATAGAATACAACTTAACACTGATATCCATCCTCGCAGTGATGACAAAATTAAACTTGTAAGTAATCCTGACGAGAACAAAGAACATGAACGTTTTTGTGATCTTGCTGAATTCTATAGAGATTTTATACGTGAGTTTAACAAAGAGTTTGGATTTTTTGCAGACGTAACACGTACACGTAGCCGCACACAAAAAAATTCATTAGAACAGCTTGGTGAGTTTTGTAAACTTCTTATGCCCGACGACGAAGCTATACAGAACATGATCAAATTTGAGATAGACTACAACTTTAGTATGATGAAATACTTACGTACATACAAAGGCATGGTATTTGATTTAATCTACAATGTAGATATTGAACAACCATTGCCAGCAATTAAGAAAGAGATTGCAAAAGGTTTTCAAGAGATACCAGTTAAAGTGCATCCACAACGTTGGATCACACCAAAGATTGTGGAGTGGCTTAATGCAAACAGTTGAACAACATATTGATGAAATAAGCAATCGTGCAGATATGGTTGATAATCAGCTGATTGAATTAATCGAATGTAAGAATCCATATGGTAAACATTGGCAACGCTACACAAGACTAAACATTGGCGTTAAAGACATTCGTCCGCGATTTGGAAAGTTTACAACACCGTGGAATACCCCTAATAGAAAAGATTTATGGCCATTTCCAAAACTACGTTATATTGGTGATAGGTTAGAAGATGTGTTAAATGATCGTGCTTTAGAATTGTTTCAAAAAGCTCGCGACACAGATAGAGATATCTATGTTATGTGGAGTGGTGGCATTGACAGCTCAGGCGTACTAGCCGCATTTATACAAACACTCAGCGAAGCAGATAGAGAAATACTAACTGTTGTTATGAGTTCAGACTGTGTACTTGAAAATCCTGATTTTTATAAACGTCATATTAGCGGAAAATTAAAGATTAAACAAGGTTTGGAAATTGATATCAGCAACGAGTTTTTAGAAAAACATATGCTATTACACGGCGATCCAGGAGATTGTTTGTATGGACCTAGCATTGGTGCATTTCAACATCTGATAGATAGTAAACAACACCTATTGCCTGCAAATGAAAATAGACATCTTATTAAGACCTTCTATGATAGACAACAGAGTCAATGGGCACACCCAGACTTTGGCGAATGGTATGTTAACAAAGTTGCCGATAATTTTGCTGAAGCTAATTTGGAAAATGCATATACTATTGCAGACTACTGGTGGTGGCATTATTTCAATCTCAAGTATCAATTTTCAATGCAACGTCCTCTACAGCATATGGTCAAAGACTATAAACGTGGACTCAGAGAAGACCTTTACGCTAGGTTTATGCATGAAGTATTCTTCCATACTGAACGTATGCAACAATGGAGTTATAGTAATCTCCAAACATTCTATGAAAAGATACATTTAGGTGAACGTGGTACCAAATGGCAAGCAAGAGACTATCTCTATAAGTTTGATGGTAATGATCGTTATTATTATCACAAAGTTAAAATCGCCAGCAATGCTACAGACAGAGAACGTCGACAACTAGAAGTTTCGCCATTCTATTATGACCACAACAACTGTGGCTGGTATCCATGGGAGCCAGGTGTCACAGAAGCCATACGTTACTTTTTGGAAAATTATGAGGGTTGACTTAACCTCAAAACCCAAGTATACTAGATGAATATAAAGGAGTTCAAATATGTCTATGTTTAGTGCTGAACAAAAAGCCAAGCTCACTCAGTTAATCAATGAGGGTATCCAAGTCAAGCAGGAGGTTGAAGATCTCAATGCTGGTCTTAGTGATACTGTAAAAGCGATTGCTGAAGAGTTTGAAATCAAACCAAGCGTTTTAAAAAAAGCTATCACTATTGCTCACAAGAGCAAACTAGCTGATACCAACGAAGAGCATGAAGTTCTAAATGATATTCTGGAGACTGTAGGTCGAACATTATAATGCAAGCTAAACCATACCAATGGCTGGCTTGGGTCGGCACCGCAGGATTGATCCTTGCGTCGTTACTAGCAAGCTTCGTTCCACATCTTTTACTGCATCACTTTTTATTCATATTCAGTAATGCAGTATGGACCGCAGTGGGTATACTCTGGAAAGAAAAGAGCTTGATTGTTCTTAACTTTTGTCTTACAATAGTTTATATAGTTGGGTTGGCGTATAATGAGTTATATTGATGCATTATTTGATAGAGAACGTGATCAGATTCACGTAGTAGAAAGGGTAGATGGTAAACGCGATTATCATACATACCCTGCTAGTTATGTGTTTTATTATGACGATCCGCGAGGCAAGTATAAGACCATTTATGGCACACCTTGTACACGTTTTGCTACACGCAATAGCAAAGAGTTTCACAAAGAACTAAAGGTTAATTCAGGCAAACAACTTCACGAAAGTGATATCAATCCTGTACTACGTTGTCTAGCAGAAAACTACTTAGGAAAAGATTCGCCTAAACTACAAGTATGCTTTTTTGATATCGAGGTAGACTTTGATCCAGAACGAGGGTATAGTTCGCCAGAAGACCCTTTCAACAAAGTAACTTCGATTACTCTATATCTTGATTGGTTAGAACAACTAATCACACTGGCTATTCCCCCTAAAAGTATGAGCATGGAAACTGCAAAAGATCTATGCAAAAACTTTGATAATACTTATATGTTTGATAGAGAAGAAGACCTTATCTCAACGTTTTTGGATCTGATTGAAGATGCAGACGTGCTGAGTGGTTGGAACTCAGAAGGTTATGATATCCCTTATCTTGTTATGCGTACTAACCGTGTACTCAGCAAAGATGACACACGCAAGTTTTGCTTGTGGGGTCAATATCCTAAGAAGCGTACCTTTGAACGTTTTGGTGCTGAGAATATTACATTCGACTTGGTAGGTCGAGTACATATGGACTACATGCAACTGTATCGCAAATACACTTACGAAGAACGACATAGCTATAGTTTGGATGCCATTGGTGAGTATGAACTTGATGAACGCAAGATTGCATATGAAGGCACACTAGATCAACTCTACAATAGAGACTTTGAAACATTTATCGACTATAACAGACAAGATGTTATGTTGTTGGTTAAGATGGATAAGAAGTTACGATTTATTGATCTAGCTAACGAACTTGCACACGATAATACTGTGCTACTACCAACCACAATGGGTGCAGTTGCAGTTACAGAACAAGCAATCATCAATGAAGCACACGAACGTGGCATGGTTGTTCCTAGTCGTAGCAGAAAGAGAGACGGTGTAGAAACACAAGCCGCAGGTGCGTATGTTGCGTTTCCTAAGAAAGGCATACACGAATATATCGGTGCTATTGACTTGAACAGTCTATATCCTAGTTGTATTCGTGCGCTAAACATGGGTCCTGAAACTGTGGTCGGACAACTACGACCAACCATGACCAACAATAAGATTAGCAATAAAATAAATGAAGGCAAGAGCTTTGCAGATGCTTGGGAAGGAATGTTTGGCACACTTGAATACAATGCTGTCATGGACATGGACCCAAGTGTAGAGATTACTATTGATTGGGAGGATGGCTCCGAAGATGTAACGTCTGCGGCTAACGTATGGCGATTGATCTTTGATAGCAATCAACCTTGGACATTGAGTGCAAACGGAACTATCTTCCGTTATGACTTTAAAGGTATTATTCCAGGCTTGTTGGAACGTTGGTATGCAGAACGTAAAGAGCTACAGGCTACAATGCGTAACTGTACCGACAAAGAAGAACGAGCATTTTGGGACAAACGACAGTTGGTTAAAAAGATTAATTTGAATAGTCTATATGGCGCTATTCTTAATCCCCACTGTCGATTCTTTGATCATCGTATTGGTCAAAGCACTACACTTACCGGACGAGTGATAGCAAAGCACATGGATGCATTTGTTAATGAATGTATTACTGGTAAGTATGACCACGTAGGTGAAGCAATCATCTACGGGGATACAGACTCTGTTTACTTTAGTGCATGGCCCATGCTCAAGAAAGAAGTAGAGTCTGGTGGCATGGAATGGGATCGTGATATTTGTGTTCAACTCTACGACACCATAGCGGACCAAGTTAACGAATCATTCCCTGCTTTTATGGA